AGCACGCGCAACGGATCAATGCGATGCAGCAGGTGCAGTGATGGCGAATACAAATTTGAGCCTGATCCCGCAGAACTTTCCCGTCACGGTCAACATGCTCGTGGTGCTCAAGGGCGCCGAGAAGATGGAGACCGAGATGAAGGGGCTGCGCGGCAAGGTCGCAGCATTCAAGAAAAGCATGGAGGACAGCGGCCTTGAGCCGCTGGACGTCGCCGGCTTCATTGCCGAAGGTGGCTTGCTCAAGCCGTTTCAGGACGGCATCAAAAAGGCCATCGAAGCGCAGGATGCATTGGCGAAAAAAACCAGGGCACTCAAGGGGCTGAAAGTGCCGAAGGTGGTGCAGGGGGAAACCTCGGCCAACCTGGAAAAATTCAACAAGGCGCTGGACAACATCTCGCTGAAAATCGGTCAGGCATTGTTGCCGGCGGTTAACGGCATCGTCACGGCGCTGACACCGGTGATGACGTCCATCGGCCAGTTCGTCGCCAATAATCCGTATCTGGTTGAAGGGCTGGCAGCCGCTGCCGTGGCGTTTACGGTGGTCACGGTCGGGGCGATGGGACTGGTCGCGGTGCTGGGAATTCTGACCTCGCCTATTGGCCTGATTGCTGCCGGGATTGCGGCAGCTGTGGCCGTGATCGTGATCGGCGCACGGTTGATCACCAATAACTGGGCATCAATTTCCGGATTCTTCGGCGGGATGTGGGACTACGTGGCGGCGGCGTTCAAAGCCGGCGTGGCGAAGATCGGGCAGGCGATCGACTCGATGGGTGCCTGGATCAGCAAAAAGTGGGGAGATATCCGCGCGGACTTTAATGCAGGTGTCGATAGCGTCGCCAAGTACTACGACGACTTGGTGGCGGATGCTCAAGCGGGAATCGCCAAGCTAAAGGCCAGGTTCGATTTCTCACCGCGTGAGGTGTGGAACAAGGCATTGGCGAAAGCCAGCAGTGTTGTCAGCGATTTCTTCGCCAGTACGATGGCAGACGCGCAAGCCGGTATCGACAAGCTCAGGGCGAAATTCGATTTCTCGCCGCGTGATGTGTGGAACAAGGCATTAGCGAAAGCCAGCGGTGTTGTAAGTGATTTCTTTGTCAGCACCATGGCGGATGCGCAAGCGGGTATCGACAAGCTCAGGGCGAAATTCGCTTTCTCGCCAAGTGAAGTGATGAGCAAGGCTTTCGCAACCGCGAGCAGTATCGTCAGTGATTTCTTCGCTGGAGCAGCGGCCAAAGCTTCTGCCGGCGTGGATGCGCTCAAGGCGAAGTTCAACTGGTCGCCAGTGCAGACGATTATTGGCGCCTGGGGCTCGCTGAACAATGTGTTTGGCAATCTTGTTGATGGTGTTGCAGGTAACGCAGCGGCGCAGTGGGAGCAGGTCAAATCGATCTTCACGCAATCGCCGGTGGCGATGATTGAATCGGCCTGGGAACCCGTGGCCGGCGTTTTTTCGGCGCTTTGGGATGTCCTGCGGGCATCGATGGCCGCGTTGCAGGACAACCTGCGCAACGTGTTCGACGTCTTGCCGGTGGAGTCGGCAACGGCGGCCTGGAACGGCGTGACCGACTATTTCTCCGGTTTGTGGGCATCGTTGACCACCGATGCACAAGTGGTGAAGAGCATCTTCGGTGATCTCTTCAGCCAGTCGCCGCTGGAGTCGATCCAGCAGAAATGGCAGCCGGTACTGACTTGGTTCAGCGACATGTGGACAAAGCTGCAAGGAATTTTCGGGCAGCTTAAAGAACTGCTCGGTGGCAACTTCTCGGGTGTCTTTGCAACCCTCACGGGCACCGGCACTGCGGCACCCGCCGGTGGCGCGGCACTCAACAACACGTTGCCACAATCTTCCAGCGCCCTGATTCAGCAGAGCGCCGCCAACAACCGCACGCAACTCGAAGGCGGCCTGACCGTGCGCTTCGAAAATGCCCCGGCCGGGCTGCGCACCGATCAACCGCAAAGCAATCAACCAGGCCTGGCGCTGTCTTCGCGCATTGGCTATCGCTCGCTGTCGGCAGGAGGTTCCAATGAACTGGCGTGACCGTTTGTTGCCGGCATCCTTTCGCGGTGTCGGCTTCTGGATCGATCAGGCGAAAACCCCGGTCGGTCGCAAAGGTCAGTTGCACGAATATCCGCAACGCGACCTGCCGTATTTCGAAGATCTCGGCCAGCAGGCGAGGATTCACGATGTCACCGCATTCATCATCGGCGCCGATTGCCTGGAGCAGCGCGACAAGCTGCTCAAGGCATTGGAGCAGGGCAGTGGCGAGCTGGTGCACCCTTGGCTGGGACGCCTGCAAGTCAAGGTCGGCGAATGCGACATGACCCACACCCGCCAGGACGGCGGGCTGGTGACCTTTACCCTGAAATTTTATCCCGATCAGCCGTTGCCGTTTCCGACTGCCAGCGTCAGCACGCAGAAAGTGCTGCTGGCCAAAGCCGACAGTTTATTGGGTTCTGCGGTGGCTCGCTTCGAGCAGGCGATGACCTTGATCAAGGCTGCGCGGATCGGCATCGCCAATCTGCGCAACAGCCTGACCGGAGTCTATGAGGTGATCAAGGAGCAGCTCAAACCGCTGATCGAGCAGTACAGGCAAATCACTGAACTGGTCAAAGCCGTGAAGGAGTTGCCCAAGGAAGTGGCGGCTGAGTTCAAAGGTTTGCTCGGCGATATCAAGGAGCTCAAGGCGTTTGCGAAGGAGGGCTACCGTGGCGTGATTGCCGACGTCTCCCAGCAACTCGAGGCCATCCGCAAGGCTGATGCGCCGAAGATCACCACTGGCAAGGACACCAATGCCGCGGCGCAAGCCATGGCCGATCTGGTCCAGGACACGATGCTGGTCAAAGTGGCGCAGTGGGTGGCGTCGATGCCAGTGGCGAGCCCCGCCGTGAAGCTGTCGTCGACACCCTCGGTGGCGCAGCAGGCGGATCAACCCGTGACCCGTCCGGAAGTACCGGTGACCGACGAAATGAAAGCACTGCAGAAGGCGGTCGGGGTGGCCATTGACCCGATGCTGGACAAGGCCGATCCCAAGCACCACCAGGCAATCAACGATGTCAAGGAAGCGTTGCTGGCGCATCTCAAGGCAGTGGCGTCATCCGGTGTGCGACAGGTCACTAAATCGTTCCAGGAAAGCTTGCCGGCGCTGGTTGTGGCCTACAAGCAATTTACCGATGCCACACGGGTGACTCAAGTGACTCAGAGTAATGCGATGAACCATCCGGGCTTTTCACCCAACGACGTGAAAGTGTCCAGGGAGTGAGCCATGAGCGAGATGGATAACCGCGTTACATTGACCGTCAACAACATGGAATACGGCGGCTGGAAAAGCGTGGAAATCACGGCCGATCTGGAGCGCCAGTTCCGCACGTTCAAACTTGACATCACCTGGCAGTGGCCGGGACAGACGGTGGACCAGCGGATCAAGCCGGGTGACCCCTGCGAAGTGAAAATCGGCCAGGATCTGGTGCTCACCGGCTACGTGTTCAAGGCGCCGATCAGCTATGACGGACGTCAGATCAGCCTGAGCATCGAGGGCAGTTCCAAGACTCAGGATCTGGTCGATTGCGCCGCCAGAAACCAGCCGAACCAGTGGCAGGAGCAACCGCTGTTGAGCATTGTTCAGGCGCTGGCGATGGAGTACGGGCTGATGGTGGTCAATGAAATTCCCGAGACTGCACGGCTCGCCAAGCACACCATCGTGCCGGGCGAAACGGTGTTCCAGTCGATCGACCGGTTGCTCTCACTGTTCCGAGTGTTTTCCACCGATGACGAGCAGGGCCGGCTGGTGCTGGCCAAACCCGGCAGCGGTGGTCGGGCCAGCGATGCGTTGGAACTGGGCAAGAATATCCTGTCGGCCAACGCCCCCATGGATCAGAGCCAGGTGTTCTCCGAATACCGGGTGATCGGCCAGCAGAAAGGTTCGGACAAGAAGAGCGGGGCGGCAGTCAGCGAGGTTGAATCCAGTGCGACCGACCTGAGCTTCAAACGTCGACGCACCACCATCATCAACGAGGGTACCGCGCTGACGTTCGAACTGGCCCAGCAACGCGCGCAGTGGGAGAGCATCACCCGTATGGGGCGGGCGCAGACCACCACGTATCAGGTGCAGGGCTGGCGCCAGGCCAACGGTGATCTTTGGCGGCACAACACGCTGGTCAAAGTCACGGATCCGGTGCTTGGGTTTGATGGCGACATGCTGATCTCCAAGGTCACTTATTCGCTGTCGGCACAAGGCTCGGTGACCACGCTGCAAGTAGCGCCGCCGCATACCTTTGATGCCAATCCGAGCCCCCCGAAAAAAACCACATAGGCCCTGAAAAGATCGCAGCCTTCGGCAGCTCCTACAGGTGTACGCCGATCTCATGTAGGAGCTGCCGAAGGCTGCGATCTTTTGACGTCGGCCCGTTTCTTACAGGAACCAAGCATGAGCCTACTGACACGCCTGCTGGCGCGCGGCACTGTCGTGCTCGCCAATTCGGCATCCAAGCTGCAATCGCTGCAAATGCGCCTCACCGCCGGCGAAGTGAACGACGACATGGAGCATTTCGAACCTTACGGTTTCACCAGCCATCCGCTGGCCGGTGCCGAAGGCGTCGTCACGTTCATCGGCGGTGACCGATCCCACGCCATCGCTCTGGTCATCGCCGACCGCCGCTATCGCCTGCAAGCGCTGGCCGCTGGTGAAGTGGCGATCTACACCGACGAGGGCGACAAGATTCACTTCAAGCGTGGGCGGATCATCGACATCGAAACCGCCACGCTGAACATCCACGCCAGCAGCGCGGTGAACTTCGATACGCCGGTGATCAATCAGACCGGCAAGATCGTGTCCACCGGTGATCAGCTTGCCGGTGGCATCAGCCAGATCAAACACGTGCACGTCGGCGTACAGGCCGGCAGCGGCCAGACCGGCGCGCCGGCAGGAGGCAAGTGATGCTGATCAGCCAAAACCTCCACGCTGCACTGACCCGCGCCGTACTGATCAGCCTGTTCACCTGGCGCCGCGCCGCCGATGACGACGCTCTCGACGACGAAGAACGTTTCGGCTGGTGGGGCGACACCTTTCCCACCGTCGCCGACGACCGCATCGGCTCGCGGCTATGGCTGCTGCGCCGGGTGAAATTGACCCGACAAACGCAGATGGACGCTGAGTTTTATGCCCGCGAAGCCCTGCAGTGGCTGATCGACGACGGCCACTGCAGCGCCATCGACATCATCAGCGAACGCCTCGACGCCCAGCGCCTGAACCTGCGCACGGTCCTGACCCTG